AACTCATCAGGCTCATAACCTGAAGATCGGCGGTGCGAATCCGTCCCCCGCATCCAAATAGGAGAATTATATGCCAATGTATGAAACAACAGTCAGAACACCACAAGGTGATACTAAAGATAAAGTCTTTGCACCTAATGTACAGGAAGCTAAAAAGCTTTTTGAACAACGACATGGTCCTAGAAATGTTCCATACATACCACATATAATACCAAGTTAATTCGGAGTGTAGAACAGCCCGGTAGTTCGCATCGTTTGGGACGATGAGGTCCAAGGTTCGAATCCTTGTACTCCGACCATAGTTTTTAAAAAGGAAAATAGTATGACTTGTAGAGGTTATGATTCAAGGGCAGTTAAACTCCCCCAAGCAGTTAAACGTGCGGCAACACTTATTCGTGATGCACATAAGCGTGGAGATTTTATTCGCAGTTATGTTGAGATTGAAAAAAGCAATTCACGTACCAGTTCTCGTAAGGATAGCAAATGAGCAAGGGAAGTATGCCCAGACCGTATAGCGTAGATTTAAATACGTTTAACAATAATTGGGATAATATTTTTCGCAAGCCTGATCCAAGAATTATCGAGGATCAAAAGAATGAAGATGAAGCATTTGAAAATATTGCTAGAGAAACAGAAGTTAAAGATAGTAACCAAGGTGGTTAAAAGTATTTGGGTCGTTAGCTCAGTTGGTAGAGCGTCTGCCTTACACGCAGAATGTCGGGAGTTCGAGTCTCTCACGACCCACCAAAGTTTTACAACAACAGAAAGATGATATGACTGAAAGCAGAGCAAGATATACAAGTGAAGAAGCCGCACTTATGGTTGGTAGTCGATTTGATTTAGTTCTTATCGCCTCACAACGTGTAAGAGAATTGAAGCGTGGACATAAATCATTGATTAACACAAAGGCAGGTCCAACTGTAACTGCATTAATGGAAATTGAAGCAGGACTAGTTGGTCGTGATTATTTAAAGCGTATTAGAAAAAATGCGTGATTTGATTCTTATCGCACTTAAAGACGAAGCACCTGAACTATCATTTAGTATGAAGGTCTTCTACACCGGTGTAGGTAAGGTCAATGCCGCAATGACCGCGGCTGAATGTATTGCAAAATACAATCCAAAGCGTGTTATTAACTTTGGTACTGCAGGTGGAGTTACTGTTAAGTCAGGATTTCATCAAGTGTCAAAGTTTGTACAACGTGATATGATGTGCTGTGAGTTAGGTAGTCTACCAGGTCAAACACCATTTGAAGATACAATCATCATTGACAACGGTGATGGACTAACCTGTAGTACAGGTGATAACTTTGTTACTGATAGTAATCTATTGATACCTGCTGATGTAGTAGATATGGAAGCATATGCTATTGCAAAAGTATGTAAGAAACATAACATAGAGTTTCTATGTTATAAGTTTGTTAGTGATGGTGCGAATGAAGACTCATTGAATGACTGGCGTACTACAGTTAGTCAAGGCCAAGAATACTATATAAATAAATTGAAAGAATTAAATATCGCTTTGGTGTAATATCTCGGTAGCTCAATTGGCAGAGCACTGGTCTCCAAAACCAGGGGTTGTAAGTTCGAGGCTTACCCGGGATGCCAAATTAAAGGTGTAATTAATTACACCTTTATCCATTTGACAATAAATCATTTTGGTAGTATAATAAGAATTAGAACGGAGATATATAATGAATAAGTTAGTTAAGAATGGAAAAGTAGCAGTATTGTATTCACCTGGCTTTGGTGCAGGGTGGTTCACTTGGAACCCAACAATGCCTGAACTTATTTTCGAACCTGCTATTGCTCAATTTGTAGCGGACGAAAAGTTTGACGAACTACAAACTTATGTGGCATTGAAGTATCCTGAAATCTACAAAGGTGGAATGATGGAACTAGAAGTAGCTTGGTTGCCCGAAGGCTCTGAATTCAAAATCAATGAGTACGATGGTGCTGAATCTGTTGAAGTAAAAGACGACATAGGTTGGTTAATAGCGTAAAGGAAATAATATGCCTGCAGTATTTTTAACAAGTGACACACACTTCGGGCATACCGGAGTTTGTAGATTCACCCGTAACGACGGAGTTACCAAATTACGTCCATGGACTGATCCGGATCAGATGGATGAAGAAATGGTTAAACGTTGGAACGAAACAGTCAGACCTAATGATAAAGTATATCACTTGGGTGATGTTGTTATCAATCGTAAAGCATTAAAGATTATGTCTCGCTTGAACGGTGATAAAGTATTGATTCGTGGTAATCACGATATCTTCCGTGATGATGAATATAGGTTATACTTTCGTGAATTACGTGCCTACCACGTAATGAATGGAATGATATTAAGTCACATACCTATTCATACTGAATCGTTAGGTCGTTTTGGCACTAACATTCACGGTCACTTACACGCCAACCGAGTGATGATGGAACCGGTGGGCAAGTATGGCATTCCTATAATTGATCCTAGGTATCATTGCGTATGTGTTGAGCATACAGATTACACACCTATACTGTTTGAGGACGTTATCAAACGTATTGAAAATGAAGGTGGTAGTGTTGGATTTAAAAACGGTAACGGACCTGTAATGTAAAAAAATAGGACCTTCGGGTCCTATTTTTATTTGTGGCCTATAATCATAAATCGGTTATATATTCCATCTTTATAAACTAACTCAGTTGTTCCAGAATACAGCAAATTGTTAAAATTAAATCTATCAAGTAGCTCGTTTAAATTTTCAGTTGTTTGTTTAATTAGCCAGGGAAATTCTCTATCTGTCACATCAGTGGCCTGAATACATACTAAACTACCCTTAGGTATTGAATTATACCAAATATTACTTTCCATTTGGTCTACACTACAATTAATAAAAATACTATTAGTATGTAGACTGTAATCATAATCGTTTACATCCTGTACATAATTATAAACTTTAGGAGATTCATATTTCCACATATCACATATTTTATTAGCATTATCAATAGCTTCTGGATTTATATCATAACCATATACAACGTTATAGAGTTCAGGTTTACGTGTGAGTAGAATAAATGCTAATAGATTATCCCAACATCCCAGAATATGTAATGTAGGTTTACTTAAACATTCATGGTATATACTAGTTTCTAGTTCCTCACATAACCATAGTTTGCTTTTAATCAATCCATGATAAAAAGATTCATGGGTATCAAATTTATTTAAATTTGTCATTTTCATTGGCTTGTGTGTTTAATAGAGTCTTGATGGTGTTATTCCATTTAATAAACGGAAGGGTATGTTTTAATTGTTTAATTAATTCTATCTTATATGTTATTAAGTTAAATTTTAATGTTTTATGATATTCCCAACCATAACTTCTTAATCTAGGTTCTAATTCAGGATACATGGTTTGATACATACGTGATTTAAAATTAGATATAGACTCTTCGCCTATGTGATTATCTAAATGTATTTTTATTAGTTTACAACTAGATTCCAAACTATATCCAACCATATTGCCAATTCCGTGTATACCTTTATCCCTCATAAATCTTTCATAGCTAGCAAACTCTAGTCTAAATGGTGATAATACTTTATTTTCTATATGGGTATGTATCCAAGGCCAATCCCCACCCATAATAGGAAAATAACTACACTTTTCAATTAACCATAAATGTGTTGCTACATGTGGTTCTATGATATGATACGGGGTCAAATATTTTAGATAATCTCCATTCTGAAAAAAATTATCAGCATCTAATTCAACTAATTTATGAGTTATATCATTTTGTCTACAGAATTTCTCAGCATAATACAAATCATGGGTATTAATGATTAACCCTTTTATTTTAATAATCAACGTTATTGCTATTACTGGTATACTGTTTTTTATACAGGATAGTAATACTAATTCACTATCCAATCCACCACTGTATAAAACTTCTACATATTTGGTCTGTCTAATGGATAAATGGTCATTAAATATATCACTAATATTACGTCCATTTTCAAATGAAACATCTAATAATTCTGTGGTAAATTTATGAGAATCTTCCCCTAATTCTAAGGTACATTTTTTGTACCCATTTAATCCAACATTCCACTCAATGATATTTTTCATAGTTTTATTTAGTGGTTAAAAAATGTCGCTAAATAATAGCATATTTTAAATTTATGCTAAATACGATTAACACCCCGTAGGATTAAAATGCTCCACTTCATAACAGACTTAACACACAAACTATTAAATTTTATTAAAGACGATCCAGTTAGACCAGAAATTTCTACCGATTTTAGAGTAAGTAATGGGAGATTAGTTGCCGCATTAACTGATGAATCAGCAGATAATCCGGATGCAATGGTATGTGTTAGTTTCCATGATTTTATTCCAGAAAATGTAAAAGATTTAGATAATACTACACAAGTACCAACTACAGCAGTATTTTACACTATATGGAGTTATAAAGCCGGAAAAGGTGCTGAATTATTATACAAAGCAGTTAAGGGTATTCAGGAACAATATCCAAGTGTTACTAGATTTGTAACATTAAGTCCTAAAACTAATATGGCAAGAAGATTTCATTTACGTAATGGTGCGATTATATTTAGAGAAAACATAGAAACAATTAATTATGAATACACACCGACGTTAAATACAGATAACTCGGAGGATAATAATGAACAAAGAGAATCTAATAATTGAAGAAATAGAAGATGAAGATTATGAAATGTGGCAATATGAACACAGTGCCATTATCGCTTCGGATTTTATTAATGATGTTTTACTAGAACAATTAGATAAATTCGAAAATGATAATGATGATGACAAATATATATATGGTATTGCAAGTCATGGATTATTCATTTCATTAATAACTCGTTTAGGTGAAATGGGATATACCGAAAAAGAGTTAAGAAAAGAAATTAAAATATGGCTTAATTCCAGTGTAGGCCAAGTTGTACACTAATACTTTAGTACTACGTTTTTAAGAAACAAAAGTACTCATTTTAGCCAGTCAGGCGCTTCAAAATCGTTAGAGGATTCAGGGATACACTCTGATACACTTCTAGCGGTTTTTGCCAATATTTGACAATAAATGGATATCCGTGTATAATTCATCTATGAACTCAAAAATCGTCCGCAAACGTAGAACTGATAGAAATCAAGTGATTTATTTTATCCAAGATACAGTAACACTTGAGTACTATATTGGTTTGACTGCACTTTCATTCAAAGGTAATGTTTTCAAAACATTACGCCGTCGTATGCAAAAACATATGCAACGTGCTATGACTGAAAATAAAGATTGGGGTTTGTCACGTGCCTTGCGTGAGCGTGGCGCCGAACAATTTATATTTGGAAAATTGGAAGTGATTCGTGGTAAGCGTCCTGCTCATTCACGTGAAACAGAATTAATTAACACATTGCAACCCGCACTTAACACATTTGGAGTAAAGTAATGAACGAACAAATTGAAAAATTGATTAACAGTACGGTAGAGATTTTGGATCGTGATCCACTGAGTCAGTCTGAGGACACTTATACAATTCTACTTAAGTTTACGCAAGCACTTGCAACAGAACTAGGTGAAATTGTAGTTGCGGATCCTGTCAAAGATGGTGTTCGTATGTACTTTGATGAAAAGATTGCCCGTTATGTAATTAAGAAAAGTGTAGGATTGTAGAATGAGTTGGGTTCTATACATCATCTTAGGTAACACAATGCCTAGTTTACAGCAGGTAAATCGTTATGCTGATGAAACAGTTTGTAAACAAGCGGTTAAAGAATTAACAGACAAAAACGTAAGGGCAGTATGTTTGCCCAGACAGGAGACAAAATAAATGCAAGCATATATTAATTTAGGTATCGTACTGTTGCCCGGCATTGTGATGGGCCTAGCAATACTGTTGAAAGATGGATTCTAATGAAATTAAATGACAGTTTACAATGGGTAGGTGCAGTATTCATCATTATTGGACACATTTGTAATTCAATAGGACCTGATGCATATCCCTACAATATTGTAGCATTTACATTAGGTACAATTGCATTTATGATATGGACTATTAGGGTAAATAATCGACCACAACTAACTGTTAATCTAGTAGCAATCGTTACTTGTTTTATTGGCTTAGCTAAAGCCTGGGGCTAAATAATCATTCAACTTGGACCGTTATAATGAACAAAAAAATTAAAGAACTCGCAGAACAGGCTGGATTTAAATTAGATAATTTGTCAGACGAGGTGTACATTCCATTAGAACAGTTTGCAGAATTATTAATTCGAGATTGTGCTAAACAGGTTAATGATGTATATAAACAAGGAGGCGGCACGTATGGTGAAACAATATTGAAAAAATATAACATTAAAATTTAATGAAACGATATATTACTAACAAAGCAAATACTGTTTTCCTACCTTACGAAGACGGGATGATTGAATGGCTTAATCAAACGTATCCTTTTAGTAAGTATTACATTGTGGAAATAAAAAATGAAAAGTAAAGAAGAAATTATTACCGATATGTGTTATACGTACCGTCATGATTATGGTTTAGATAAAGATCCATCTAGCCCGTCATGGTGTGCAGGAATGACACCGGAAGAACGTAGGGGACTATATAGTACAATGGCTCAGATTTATGAAAATAATATTGAACCACTATTAAAACATTATGGAGAACATAAATGATAGCAGATAACAGAGTTGAAATTGAATTGAATTTAGATGAACATGAGATATACTTGTTGGCTATGGAAGCACATAAACGTGATATTACGCTAAATAAGATGATAGAGGGTATTTTGCAGGAAGTAATTGATAAACATAAAGTCAACGAAACACTTGCATAAAACGTTATATCTATATAGGAGATATTTATGAAAAAAATTCTATTAGCATTATCACTACTAGCAGTAACTGGGTCAGCAATGGCACAACATTATCATGGTCACGGCTTTCGTCATCATAATTATCACGGACCGCGTGTTATCTACCGTGATAATTGGATTGCCCCTGCAGTTGGTGCATTGATTATTGGCGCCGCAATTAACGAAGCACACAATCGTCACGTGCAAACTCAAGTAGTAATTCAAAATCCTACTACATCATTAGGTCAAGTTTGCACTCCTTGGACTGAGACACAGAACTCTGATGGAACAATTACTCGTACACGAACCTGCAATCAGTGACCAAAACATTTGTTATCGTATCGTTCATAGTGTATAATATATAATGAACGATATTTTTTATGGAATTTTTAATTGGATCAAAGATGATTACCGTACTCATCCTTTTCGCTTTGTCGTTGAGTTGCTTGCTTGGGGTCTTTCAATTGGCTGTTCGATTGCCATGGCTCTTACAGTCCCCAATCCACCGTTACTTGCTCTTTACCCTATTTGGATCTTCGGTTGTGGTCTCTATGCTTGGGCTAGTTTTACTAGGAAATCTTTTGGGATGTTGGCTAACTACTTGCTACTTGTAACAATTGATAGTGTGGGATTAATAAGGATGATGACATAATGGAAAACTATAAAAACTATAAAAAATACTTTTATTTTGATGGAACTGCAACACGTAGTGAATACTGGGGAATCAGTCTTATTTGTTATGTTCTTGCAATACCTGCATTGTTTTTTGCAGGTATATTAGGTGGACTAGCAATAGTATGGACATTGCTATCTACTACCGCAAGGCGTTGTCGAGATGCTGGTATTAATCCATGGTTTTCTGCAACAATTTTAATTCCATGGATTGCAGTAATTGCAGTTGTAGTATTTGGTTGTTTAAAAACGGAGAAAAAAGATGAGTGATACACACGTACTTCCAATTCACGCTGATACTGGTAATTGGGGAGACAATGAATGGAATTCATTTACGGTATGGCTACAGGGTGCATTAAAATCAAGTATAGTGGATGTTACGTTTATAAAAAAAGATGGCACTGAACGTCTAATGAAATGTACATTAGATCCAAATATATTACCTAAGGTTGAAATCAAAGAAGATGCAAAGCCTCGCAAAGAATCAACTACATCAATGAGGGTGTTTGATACTGAAAAAAATGAATGGCGCAGTTTTACAACCAGATCTGTCAAGCACGTAAGATTTGCCCTTTGACAATAAATATGTTTCTGTGCTATAATATGCATTATGAAACAATAAATCCTATCATT